TTCAGAAAATGGGACAAATGAACAGCAGATATGATGTTTATAAAAACCCATACATGACTGAAAATGTAATATTAATGGGATATAGAGGTTCTCAGTTCTTAGAAACTGGTGCTGTATTTGCCCCTTATATTCCATTGATCATGACTCCACTAGTATACGATCCAGACACTTTCACACCAAGAAAAGGTCTATTAACGAGATATGCTAAGAAAATGATCAGACCAGAATTCTATGGTAGAGTATTTGTTAACGACTTAGCGTCTGTATAATAAGTAACTAACATAAGTTCAAAATTAAGCCCGGCTTTTTAGCTGGGCTTTTTTTATTCTACTTTTATTTTCTAATATTTATAACAAAATACTTATGAATATTCCAATTTGGACAGGCGTATCAACATTTGCAGCAGGTCAAACCCCTTTTGGCTTTTATGATAGCCAGTCTGATTTTGCAACAGATGCTAATAAAGTAGCTGATTTTTGTGCTCGTAGATTAGGTTATCCCTTAGCTGATGTAGAATTACAATCAGGTTCTTTCTTTACAGCATTTGAAGAAGCAGTTACTACATATGGAAATGAGTTATATGCTTATAAAGTAAGAGAAAATTATTTATCCTTAGAAGGTTTTACCACAGGTTCTGTAGCTAATAAAAAATTACTAAAACCAAATATGGCAGGATTAGTAAGAATATCTGAACAATATGGTGAAGAAGCAGGTGTAGGGGGTAATGTAACATGGCATACAGGATCTTTACCCTTAAATAGTGGTCAACAAGATTATGATATGAATGCTTGGGCTCAAGCAAGTGCAAGTATTAGTGCAAGTGATGGTATAGAAATAAAACGAGTATTTTATGAAGCACCTCCTGCTATTACAAGATATTTTGACCCATATGCAGGTACAGGTACTGGTATGATTGATTTGATGGATTCATTTGGTTGGGGTAGTTATTCACCAGCTATTAACTTTTTAATGATGCCATTAAATTATGATATGCAAGTAATTCAAGCTATAGAATTAAATGATAAAATTAGAAGATCAAATTATTCATTTGAATTAGTAAATAATAGATTAAGAGTATTTCCTATCCCAGCAGCAGGAACTTTTGGAAATAATTATACTGGGGCTCATTGTGGTAATTTAAGATTTGAATATATAATCAAATCAGAAAGACAAAACCCCTATATAAATGGTACAGAAAAAATTACAAACGTAGCAGAAGTACCATTCGAAAACCCAAATTATAATTTTATAAATTCTATAGGCAGACAGTGGATATTTGAATATACTTTAGCTCTAGCTAAAGAAATGTTAGGATATATTAGAGGAAAATATAGCACAATCCCAATACCAGATTCAACAGTAACATTAAATCAATCAGATTTACTATCAGCAGCAACAGCAGAAAAAAATGCATTAGTAGAAAGATTAAGAGGATATTTTGATGAAACTTCTAGAGATAAATTACTAGAAAGAAGATCATTAGAAGGAGATTATTTACAAAAGGAATTAAATAAAGTTCCTTATACAATATATATAGGATAATATGGCTTTATATGGTAGTCAACGTGATGTAAGTCTAATAAGGCACGTAAATAGAGAATTAATAGCTGATATTATATCTCAAGAATGTGCTTATTATAAATTTAAATTAGAAGAAACAAAAACTAATATATATGGTGAAGCTGCAGGTTCAAAATACTATTATCCCCCCGTGTTATTAAGTTGTTTAATTGATCATCAACCACAATCATACCCAGATGATGAGTTTGGTGTACGATATTACAGAAATGTTGATTTTAAATTTTTACGTGATGATTTATTGCAGAAAAATTTAGATTTTAATAAAAATTACGACCAAGCAGATTATTTTGGAGCAGATTTAGAACCAGAAGTAGGTGATATAATATATTATTATGGAGGGTATTATGAAGTAGATGATATAATAGGCAATCAATATTTTGTGGGCAAAGACCCTCAGTACAATTATGAAGTTAATCCTATAAATCCTCGGTTAGAAGATTTTGGAAGAGATTTATCTATTGTATGTAAAACTCATTACCAACCCGCAGATAAAGTTCAATTAGAAAAAGCAAGAATAAATGGCTAAAAATTATTATAGAAAACCTATACCTAAAACACAAAGGGAAATTTCAACAGATTTACAAACTCCAACATCTGCAGAATATGGTAATCCTAATGATGCAGCTAATAATAACCAATTCCCTCCAGAAAATCAAGCAAATCTTCCTTTTAACAGATCTGAAAAAATGTCATTTAAAGGAGATGATATTAAACCTTTTTCAATTGGTATAAAAGATATTGATGAATCTATAATGTATTATTTTAATAATGTTATTAGACCCTCAGTAATACAAAATGGAGAACGTATACCTGTGCCTATTATATATGGTTCTCCTGAAAGATGGAAATCAATACAAAAAGACGCATATTATAGGGATAAAAAAGGTGCTTTAATGATGCCTATTTTAATGTTTAAACGAGATAATTTAGAAAAAAATAGAAAATTAGCTAATAAATTAGATGCTAATATGCCTAATTTATATACATCTTGGCAAAAATCTTATAATCAAAAAAACTTTTATAGCAATTTTAATTTACTTAATAATAGAGTCCCAACTAAACAATATATAGCTAATGTAGTACCTGATTATGTTAATTTAACTTATAGTTGCATAGCACAAACTTATTATGTTGAACAACTTAATAAAATAATTGAAGCAATAAATTATGCTTCTGATTCTTACTGGGGAGATCCAGAAAGATTTAAATTTAGAGCAAGAATAGACAGCTTTGCTACTGTAACTGAATTACAACAAAGCCAAGAAAGATTAGTAAGGGGCACATTTCAGTTAAAAATGTATGGGTATATAGTCCCAGATATTGTTCAAAAAGATCTTAACTCAGTTAAAAAATATAATGATAAATCTAAAATAATTTTTTCAATGGAAACCGATTCACTTCCCCAACGCTATGAAGCAAACCCTACTACTACAGAAGATGGTAGAACTCAATCTAATATTGATGGTGAAAATACAAGAATAAATTTAAAAGACTCATATAGTTGATTTTTATTAATGTATTTATAACTAACAAAGGGGATTTAAGATGTCAAAAGTAAGATTTACAGATAGTTTAACAGTAAATTCATTCGGTAATGTAATGCCCGAAGCTATTATAACAGCTTCTGGAGGTGTAGGTAATATTGTTTTTACTAAAGCAAATGGGAGTCAAATTACATTACCTTTAGCAGCATCTGCTAGTAATGCAACAGCTTTAATAACAGCATCAGCTAATGAAAATGTAATTACTTTTACTTTTGGAGACTTATCTACTTTTGATGTAACTGTAGCCACAGGTTCGGGTGGGGGTGGAAGTATAGATACAGGATCTTTACTTACAACAGGTTCAGTTTCAGGTAATGTTTTAACATTTACTAAAGGGGATGGTACTAGTTTTACTATGACAGTAGATACAGGTTCAAGTTTACCTTCAGGAGTAATATCTAGTTCAATACAAATTTCAGAATTAGGATTTGTTACTAGTTCAGCTACTGCATCATTTGTAACAAATTCACAGACAAGTTCAATGTCTGTTTTATCAGCTCAAACAGCATCATATGTTTTAAATGCAGTTTCAAGTTCATTTTCATCATTTGCTGTAAGTGCTTCATATGCAATTTCATCATCCCATGAAATAATAAAAGAAGTATCATCATCTCATGCAAATTTTGCAGATACTGCTTCTAAATCTTTAGATAATGTATTAACTGCCTCTGTATCTAATAATACTATTACATTTACAAAAGGAGATAATACTACATTTGCCTTAACAATAGATACAGGATCAGGTGAACCTTTACCATCAGGTACAGTATCATCATCAACACAAATTTCAGAATTAGGATTTGTAACAAGTTCAGCTACAGCATCCTTTATAACAAATTCTCAGACATCATCTATGTCTGTAGCAACAGCATCTTTTATAACAACAGCTCAAACAGCGTCATATGTTTTAAACTCAGTTTCAAGCTCATATGCTTTAAGTGCATCTTATGCAGTTTCGGCCTCTCATGAAATTATAAAAGAGGTATCTTCAAGTTATGCAGATACTGCTTCATATGTAGAAAATGCTCAAACAGCATCATTTGTAACAACAGCACAAACAGCTAGTTTTGTTACAACAGCTCAAACAGCATCATTTGTAACAACAGCTCAAACAGCTAGTTTTGTTACAACTGCTCAAACAGCATCTTATGTTTTAAATGCTGTTTCAAGTTCATATGCATTAACTGCTTCATATGCAGTTTCAGCTTCAGTTGAAATAATAAAAGAAGTATCTTCATCTTATGCAGATACTGCTTCATATGCTGAAACGGCACAAACTGCTTCTTATATACAATCTTCAAATGTAGATGGTAATTTTACAACATCTTCAATAACTAATTTCCCTACAGAAGTATCTAGATCTGCTGCAGCTGCTGGATTTGGAGACGGTGGAGAATCTATACCATCAGGTACAGTTTCAAGTTCGGCTCAAATAACAGAATTAGGATTTGTACAAAGTTCAATAACAGCTTCTTCTTTAGAAACTGCCTCTGTATCTAGTAATACTATAACATTTACAAAAGGTAATGGAGATACATTTTTAGTAACAGTAAATACTGGATCAGGCACATCTATAGATACAGGTTCATTTGTTCAAAATGATCAAACGTCTTCAATGACAGTAGGGACAGCATCTATTGCTAATTTTATACCTTTTGATGGTAATAGATCTGTATCAAATCAAAATCAACCTTCAGGTATTAGAAATGTTAATTTTGGGGCAAATGGGTTAGCAGATTTTATTAATAAAGTATATTTTACAAATTCAGCTCCTGTTTTAGCTGCCCAAAGTATTACAATAGAGGAATTTTTATCAAGTGGGTCTACAGTTGCTACTGTAACAGCTACTGATGCAGAAACACAATCTATTTCATTTGGTACTGCCAGTACATATACTGATGACTTTTTTAGAATAAATAGTAGTACAGGTGTTATTACAATAAATGTTAAATCAACTGCATCAATGAATACTTTTAATGATGGAGGAGTATTAAAAGCACCATTCCCAGTTACAGCAACGGATACATTTAATGAATCAGGCTCAAGAACTTATTATATTAGAATTACACCTAACACAGCTCCTATATGGAGTGAAAACTCAGGAGTAGGTAATGTTACAGATATTACAGAATCTATAGCTGAAGATTCTTCAGCAGGAACAAATAAAGATAGATATTATTTTAGAGATACTGAAGGAGATACTATTACAATAGGATCAGGTTCATTTTCACCACATTTCACTACAGCTTTTGCTTTAACAAAACAAAGTGGATATGTAAGATTAGATCAAATCACAGCATCATTAGATTATGATACTTATCCTTCATATAGTTTTGTTTTAACAGCTAGTGATGAACATTATCAAAGTGGAGATGATCCCAACTCTATAACATATTTACCTGTTAAAATTAATGTAACAGACAATATTGCACCCTCAATCAACAACCAACCTCTTACAGGAGTAAATGAAAAAAGTAATACTGGTGCTGTAGCAGGTACTGTATTTGCTAGTGATACTGAAGGAAACACTATAACCTATTCTCAATTTATATTAAAAAGTGCATTTTTAAATAGTAACCCTACGGTTAATTTAACATCTTCATTAGGTGGAGCTTCATTACAAAACCCATCCTCGGATCCATTTTCTATAAACCCTAGTACAGGTCAGGTTACAAGAAAAGCAGGCCAATTTTTAAATGTAGATATAGCAGATAGATATGTTTATACTACAACAGTAAGAGATAATTTCAACCCAGTCTCAGCATCTGCAGATGTTACTATTCCAATAGCAAATCATATTGCAAATACCATTTCTATATCTAATAATGCTAATATAATAGAAACAGCTACTGCAGGAGATACAATAAAAAGATCTTCAACGGGGCTAGGAGGAAATAATACAATTTTATCAGCAGCTAATAATTCAATACAAAGATGGGAAATTACATCTACCCCAGATTTAATAGAAGCTACAAACATAACAGCGTCATCTACTACATTAAGATTAAAATCTGATTTAAGTGGATCTTCTACAGTAGGGGGAGATATTATAACATTACGAATAACAGCATCCCAAAATGATTTTGATACTACAATACAATATTTAGATAAAGTTGTAGATGTAGAATTAATGGCTGCCCCAGTATTAACACCTTCAGACTTTAATCTTGGAGCTAATCTAAATACTAATGGTGCTAGAGGGAGTAATAATTTAATATTAGTATCGATTACAGACCCTCAATCATTTACAATAGACCATTCTACATGGACCTTTACACCAAATGCAGGACAAGCTTTAGAAGCAGTTCAAAATGGTGGAGCAAATAGTTACTATGTACGTCCAACATCTAATTTAGCAGCTGGAACTTATGGATACACAGCTAGCATATTCAACGATAAAGGATTTAGAGCAGGTGAATTAAAAGATGAATTTACAATAGCACAAGCCCCAGTAGGTAGTTTAACTACAAATGGTACTTTTTACATAATAGAATCGGCATTAACAAATAACCCTGTAGTACTTGATGATGATGGTAGAACAGGAACAACAGGTAGTTTAGGAGTAACATACTCCCCAGAATATAATTCAGCTGAAGTACAATCATTCGCATCCTCAAATGCAGCAATAGCAGTAGCAAGCAATGGAAATTTAACAGCAGGAGAAAATGTTAGTGGTTCATCCAACACTTACCCTGGAACAATTACTTCAAACATTACATGGCAAGATCAATATGGTAATGCAGGTGGACCTACAGCTATAACAGTTAACATAGCAGAAAATACAGCTCCAAGCGCAACAATAACTAAAGTTTCAACACTCAATGCTCCACAAAATGCAGGAACTAAATTAGCAGATGTTTCAATTTCGGATACTGAAGGAGATACACCATTTAATTTATCATTAACAGGTACAGATGCAGCTTCACTAGTTGCTTTCCCTACAAATGCTAATTCCTCTTCATATGAAATTAGATTAGCTGGAAATGAAAGCGTGGGTGTTAATTTTACTTATAATGCTGTAGTTAAAGATAATTTTGGATCTACTCAAACCCTATCAAATCAAACCTTAGAACTTACAGAAGCATTCCCTACAATGTATATTTACACAGTTGACCAAAGTGAATATGGATCTGGCCAAACATATAATAATGTTTTAGGAATTGCTAGTGAGGATGGTAGTACTCCTCCTGTAGCAACTATTCAAGCTACTTTTGGAGTGTTAGAAGCAGTTAAAAATGATAATGTATTAGGAAATGCAACTTTTACTTGGCAATATGGAGGTGATAAAACAGCAACAAGAAGAGGTAATCCTCAAGCTGCAACTGTAGATTTAGCCATCTCAGGATCTAATTTTGGACCAGGATCAGGTACCCCAACATTAAGAGCATTATTATTTGTACCTAGTGGTTCAAATGTAGATGAAGTTCCAACAAGCTTTGTAACAAGCGACCCTAGTTCAGGTAATACCACAGTAGGACAATATGTAATGTTTGTATCTCATGAAAATGAATTTCAAAATAGTAGTGGAGGATTATCAAATGATATTAAACAAGCAAATGTAAATAAAATAACAATAGATACAGCTGTTGATGGGTATACAGATTGGTTAGTATATGGAACTGATGCGGATTTTGCATCATCAGATGGAAACTTATATTGGAGATTCTTACCAGCAAATGCTGCTAGTGGATCAACACCAAGTTAAATAATAGAAAATGGCAATACAAGTAAATGATAATTTAATATTAAACCCCGCTTTTACGGGATCTAAGCAATTTGCTGATATTAATTATATCAAAGGAGCATTTAAAGTTTATGAGTCTGGTTCTGATATGACTTCTGCTCCTATTGTTAGTGTTGACAATAATCAAATAGTATGGGTTGAAAATAGCCAATCATTATACAAGGCAACAAAAACTTTAGCAAACCCACCCTTTACATTTGTAGATACTGTTGAATGGAATACTTTTTCATTTAGTACAGGTTCAGGTGGAGGAGGAACTCCAGGAGGTTCACCAGGAGAAATTCAATTTAATGATGGTGGTGCATTTGGAGGAGATCCTAGATTTATATTTGAAAAAACAACAGGGCTAACTACATTAAGTGGAAGCCTACAAATTACAGGCTCAACTGATAATATATTCTTAATAAAAAGTGGCAGTGTTGATTTACTCCGAGTTAGTTCTTCGGGAGCTATAGTATTTGGTGATCTTCAACATACTCCGCCGCCTGTTGCAGGAGGATTCTTTTATTCTTCTTCAGCTTTTTATGTAGGAGTAGAATAGGTTACATATTTATAATATGAATAAAATAACGAATTAAAAATAATGTTGTACGGAGTACAACACTTTAATAAATAAATAAAAAAAACAATAATTAAAATTTAACAATTATGGCAACATGGAAAAAAGTAGTCGTCTCCGGTTCATCAGCAGAATTATCTGGATTGACACTAGACACGGCATTAGCAACAACATCAGGTGGTACTGGTCTAACGGCATTAGGAACAGCAGGATCTGATATTTTATCATTAGATAGAGGAAGCTCAGAACAAGTATTAAGAGTTAACTCAGCAGGTAACGGATTAGAATTCGCAGCTGCAGCATCAGGTGATGTTACAGGCATTGATGCTGGAACTGCTATCACAGTTACTGATCCAGATTCAGCAACCCCAACAGTTAGTGTAACAGCTGCAGGAATTACTGAAACTCAATTAAACGCTTCAGTAGCAGGTAATGGTTTAGCAGGTGGTGCTGGTACAGCATTAAGTGTTAACGTTGATGATTCATCAATTGAAATTGATACAGATTCTTTAAGAGTTAAAGCATTAGGTGTTACTAACGGTATGTTAGCAAATAAGGATATTACCATTGGTACTACAGCAATTGACTTAGGTGCCTCTAGTACAACACTAGCTGGATTAACCTCAGTAACTGCTACAACATTTACAGGTGCTTTAGTTGGTAATGCATCTTCAGCAACTACAGCAAATGGTGTTGCAGCAGATTCTGTAGCATTAGGAAATGATACAACAGGAAACTATGTTTCAGCCCTTGGAACTGGAACTGGTGTAACAATTGCTTCAAATACTGGCGAAGGTTCTTCTCCAACAATTGCAGTAGATTATGGTTCAAATGCTAATGAAGCAGTACAAGGTAATCAAACTATTTCTGTTAGTGGTACGGCTAACGAGGTTGAAATTACTGGTACAACTGCACAAGCCCTTGGTGGTGGAGCAAGTTATACTATTGGTTTACCTTCTGATGTAACAATTGGACAAGATTTAACTGTAACAAGAGATCTTACTGTATCTAATGATTTAGATGTTAGTGGAGATTTAAAAGTTGCAGGAACAGCTTCATTTAGCCATTCAACTAATTTAGCAGTAGCAGATAAATATATCCTATTAAATTCTGGATCTTCATCTACTGGAGATGGTGGTTTTGTAGTACAACAGGGTACTAATGGTACAGGTGAATTATTTGGATATGACAAAGATTCAGGTACTGGAGGTAGATGGGGTGTTGTTTCAGGATTTAACGCAGACACATCAGGAGATTTCACACCAGCAGCATTTATGGCTACAGTATCGACAGGTACTGCAACTACTGCAGCAACAATTGCAACTGCTGTAGGTACAACCTATAGTAAAGCAGGTAATATTTACACAGTATCATCAGGAGATAATGATATTTGGATTTATTCTTAATATTGTAAAGTAAATAATTTAAATAATACAAGGGCTGTCTTTAATTAGTCAGCCCTTTTTTAAAACAAAATAGTTATGGGACTAATAAATAAATTAACAAATACAAAAATAAATAACCCAATACTTTCTTCTAAAGATAATTTGGATATTAATGAAATATCACTTATATTAAATCTAATTAAAAATTCTCCATTTAAGGGGGGTGATATAGAAATAATTTATAACCTAGTTATAAAATTACAAAACCAATATTCAAAATTAGAAAATAATGTTTGACAAAAATGAAATTAATGTTTTAATAGCAGCTTTAAATGCTTTTCATATTAAAGGAGCAGATGCAGCTTATGTCTATTCAATTCAAATAAAATTAAAAGAAGAATTAGAAAGACAAATAAAATTAGAAAAAGAAGAAGAAGAGAAAGTTAAATCAGGTCCTCCTGAATCTTTAGAAAAAAAAGAAAAAATTAAAAAATAATAATTTTAATATAAAAATTTAATATTTATAGTTATGGCAAAAACAGCAGAAAAAACAGTTTTAACAAAAGAAGAAATTGAAAATTTAACTTCGTTACAACAACAACAAAATGATTTAATATTTAACTTGGGACAAATTGAATACCAGTTAAATTTTTTAAAAAAACAAAAAGATCAAATTCAACAACAATTTTTAGATTTAGAAAATAAACAAACTGAAGGAGCCCAAAAAATAGAAAAAAAATATGGGCAGGGAACGGTAAATTTAGAAAGTGGTGAATTTATTAAGGCTTAATCGCATTTTTAAGTCTTTTTGTAGTATTTATAAACAAAACAAACATATTATAAAATGGCAGAAGTACTTTTATCCCCAGGCGTATTAGCAAGAGAAAACGACCAATCTTTTATAACTGCACAACCTGTACAAGCAGGAGCAGCTATAGTAGGACCTACAGTAAAAGGTCCAGTTGGAATCCCAACAGTTGTTACATCATATTCAGATTATACAAACACTTTTGGTGCTAAAGTAGAAAGTGGTAGTGCAGAATATTCATATTTCACTTCAATTTCAGCATACAATTATTTCCAACAAGGAGGAGATTCATTATTAGTAACTAGAGTAGTATCAGGTTCTTTTACTTCTGCAACTTCCTCTAAAATAGATAATGGAGATTCCAACAATGCTTTTGTATTAGAAACATTAACAGAAGGTGAAATAGCAAACAGTACTTCTACAGAAGGAACTAATAATACTTTACCTAGTGGTAGTAATGATAATTTAAGATGGGAAATAGTTTCTCCCAATACATCCTCTGGAACATTTAATTTATTAGTTAGAAGAGGTAATGATAGTTCTAAGCAAAAAGTAGTATTAGAAACTTGGCCTAATTTATCTTTAGACCCAAATTCTGATAATTATATAACTAAAGTAATTGGAGATGCTAAACAAACAGTAAGAAATGATGGAAGTAATGACTATTTTTTACAATATTCAGGTTCATATAATAACATTTCTAGATATGTAAGAGTAAAATCAGTAGATACACCAACTTTAAATTATTTAGATAATAATGGTGCTGCTAAAACTGCTTTTGAAAGTCTAATTCCAGTAGCTGGATCAGGATCATTTGGTGATGCCGAAGGATCAAATATTCCAACGGGAAGAGCAGCTAACTATTATCAAAATATAAGTAATACAGATTCTCAAGGATTAATAGCTACCGATTATGCTACTTCTATAAGTTTATTAGCTAACCAAGACTTATTTCAATATAATATTATTACTGTCCCAGGATTAGTAAAGAATTTTTCTTCTAATAGTGGTACATTAACTACATTAGTAGATAATGCTCAAACTAGAGGTGATAATTTAGCAATAATTGATTTAGTACAATATGGACAAAACATAGGAACTGTTACAAGTAAAGCTACTGATATAGATTCTTCATATGCTGCAACATATTGGCCTTGGCTACAAACAATTGATCCAGATTTAGGATCACAAGTATTTGTTCCAGCTTCTGCTATGATGCCAGGTGTATTTGCTTTTAATGATAGAGCAAGTGAAACTTGGTTTGCACCTGCAGGTTTAAATAGGGGTGGACTATCAACAGTAATAAGAGCTGAAAGAAATTTAACAAATAGTAATAGAGATACTTTATATACTGCAAATGTTAACCCAATAGCTACATTCCCAAACACAGGAGTAGTAGTATTTGGACAGAAAACACTTCAGAAAAAACCAAGTGCTTTAGATAGAGTAAATGTTAGAAGATTATTAATTACTATTAAATCATTTATCTCACAAATAGCAGATAATTTAGTATTTGAACAAAACTCAGTAGCTACTAGAAATAATTTTTTAAGTCAAGTAAATCCTTATTTAGCAAGTGTACAACAAAGACAAGGATTATATGCTTTTAAAGTAGTAATGGATGAAAGTAATAATACACCAGATGTTATTGATAGAAATCAATTAGTAGGACAAATATTTGTACAACCAACTAAAACAGCTGAATTTATATACCTAGATTTCAATGTATTACCAACTGGAGCTACTTTCCCAGCATAAAAATTAAAGAATTAGATATTTATAACAAGAAATAAATTAGAACAACATGCCAGTATTAGATCCAAACGAAATATTTTTTACCGCTTTTGAACCAAAGCAAGCCAACAGGTTTATCCTTTATATGGATGGTATTCCAAGCTTTATTATTAAAGGAGTAGCAGCTGTAAATGTATCTCAAGGTACAGTAGCTTTAAATCATATCAATGTTCAAAGATATGTAAAAGGTAAAACCACTTGGGGAACAATATCAATGACATTATTTGATCCAATTACACCTTCAGGTGCTCAAGCAGTAATGGAATGGGTAAGATTACACCATGAATCAGTTACTGGTAGAGATGGATACAGTGATTTCTATAAAAAGGATCTTACAGTTAATGTATTAGGACCAGTAGGTGATATTGTTTCTGAATGGGTAATAAAAGGTGCTTTAATTACTGAAGCTACATTTGGTGATTACAATTGGGATACTGAAAATGAAGCAAAAGAAATTGCTTTAACTGTTCAACCTGATTATTGTGTATTAAATTTCTAAACACACTTAAATATTTTTTTAAAAGGAGCTTGGCTATGTCAAGCTCTTTTTTTATATTGGTATTTATAATAAATTAAAGTTATTAACAAATAAAAGATTATGGCCGAATTTAAATTTCCTACTGAAGAAGTAGAATTACCCTCAAAAGGATTAGTATACCCTAAAGACCACCCATTATCAAGTGGAAAAGTAGAAATAAAATATATGACTGCTAAAGAAGAAGATATTTTAACTAATCAAGCATACATAGAAAAAGGAATAGTTTTAGATAAATTATTAGAATCTGTTATTGTATCTAAAATTAATTTAAAAGATTTAATTATAGGTGATAAAAATGCAATATTTGTTGCTACTAGAATCTTAGGTTATGGAAAAGATTACACTTTTAGTTATTTAGGAGAAGATCAAAGCTTAGATTTAACAACTTTAAAAAATAAAGAATTTGATACCTCTTTAATTACTGAAGGGAAAAATGAATTTAAATACAAATTACCTCATACAGGCAATGAAATTACTTTTAAAATATTAGATGGCTATGATGAAAGTAAAATTACTAGAGAATTAGAAGGTCTTAAAAAAATAAATAAAGATGCTTCACCTGATTTATCTACTAGATTAAAATATATAATAACCTCAGTAGGAGAAGAAACAGAACCTAAAGCTATAAGAGAATTTGTTGATAATTACTTATTAGCAAGAGACTCTAGAGCTTTAAGAGAATACATTAATGAAGTCCAACCAGATATAGATTTAAATTTCATCAGTGATGATGGAGAGGAGGTAAGAGTCCCTATAGGACTCAACTTTTTTTGGCCTGACGTCTAATATAGTTCCTCAAGTTAGGGTTAATTTATTTACCCAAATACATCAAATATTATTTCATGGTAAAGGCGGTTATGATTATGCTACAGTATATAACATGCCTACATGGTTAAGAAAATTTACTTTATCAGAAATTCAAAAATTCTATGATAATGAAAAAAAAGAATATGATAAAGCTAACAATGAAGGTAAATCAAATCTTTTAAATTCAGATGGTACAGCTAATGTTCCAGCATTTGCACAAGCTTCTAAACCTTACCAAGGTAAAAGTTCATATAAATAATTAATTTTTTTAATATTTATAATAAACACTATTTTTAATGACCGAAGCAGAAGAATTACAAAAAATTCAAGAAGAACTTAAAAAAGTTTTAAATCTAAAACAAACCGTAAGAGATTTAGGTAGGGAAGATACTGAAACTTATAAAGAAACTTTACAAGATTTACAAAAACAAAATGCTTCGTTAGAACAATTCCAACAATTACAAAAATCAATAAATAGAGATTTAATTGAAGCTCAATCTGCAATTAATGGCATTAGAGATGCTTTTGCAGCATCTGTAAATGAGTTAACTGGCATGAATGCTGGTTTAAATAGGGCTAAAAAATCATTTAGGGGATTAGAAAGTTTAGCAGATAAATTATCTAATGATCAGGCTGATATATCTAGAATGAGTATAAAAGAACTTAAAACTATAGAAGAAAAAGTTCTAAAAAGACAACAAGAATTAAAAGTAGCTGAATTTTCTTTACAAAATGAAGTAGATAATTTAAAATCCCAAAAAAATCTTAGTAATAAAGAAAAAGAAAAATTAAAAATAAAGCAAGCAGCTTTAAATGCTACTCAACAAGAACTCTCAGATTTTGAAAAAGGAATAGGCCTTTCCAAAGCTTTAATAGACCAAGCTAAAAATAGGATAGAAGCTGAAGAAACAATAATTAAAACTATGGGTATGGCTCCAGCCCTATTAGAGGGGATAGGGAAAGCTTTACAAAAAATTGGATTACCTGATTTTGGAGTAGCAGAAGCAGTTCAAAACACTAAAGATATTATTAGGTTAAAAAATGAAGAACTCGATTTAGCTAGAAAAATTAAAATAGAAGCAACTCAAGAAAATTTTGAACGACTCGCTAGAGCAGGAGCATCTAAAAAAAGGCTTAAATTTGAGTTAGATAAACTTAATAAACTTAAAAAAACAGAAGCTGAAAGAGTTAGTAGTTTGGGAGCTTTATCTATACTGGTAGGTCAAGTAGGGCAAAAACTTAAAGATCAATTTACAACAGCAAATCTAACCCAGGGAGCTATTACTTTACTAGTTTCTACGATGATGCAATTAGATAATTTATCTGGTAAACTTGCTAAAAACATTGGAATAAGCTATGATGAAAGTCTAGCTATGCAAAAGAATTTTAATCAAATTGCATTAACTTCTGACCGTATAATGGTTAGTACTTCTAATTTAAATGCAGCTTTTACATCATTAAATCAAAGATTTCAAGGAGCAACAGGTTTTAGCAATGAAATGCTTGAATCTTTCACAGCATTAACAAAACAAGCAGGATTTTCAGAAGAAGCTGTTGGTAATTTAGCAGTAATAACGGGCACACAAGGAAAAGAATTAGAAAATAATTTAGCTTTAATGCAGGGTCAGTTAACTGTAATGAATGCCCAAAATGGTACTTCATTTAGTGAAAAACAATTACTTGAAGGTATAGGTAAAATAAGTAAAGCTACACTATTAACATTAAGAAATCAACCTAAAGCATTAACTAGAACTTTGATGACATCATCTAAATTAGTTTTATCTTTTCAAGAAATGGAAAATATAGCTTCTAATTTATTAGATTTTGAGGGTTCTATTGGTGCAGAATTAGAAGCAGAATTACTTACAGGTAAACAAATAAATTTAGAATCTGCAAGATTATTAGCATTAAAAGGAGATATAGCGGGAGCAGCCGCTGAGGTAGCTAAAGAAGTAGGATCGGCAGCTGAATTTGAAAAAATGAATGTAATTCAGCAAGAAGCCCTTGCTAAAGCAGCAGGATTAACGCGAGAACAGCTAGCAAGCAGTTTAATGGAGCGAGAGGCACTAGTTAAATTAGGAGGCCAGGATAAAACAGCTTTAGAAGCTTATAATAGATTAAAAGCAAAGGGATTATCTGATGAGGCAATAGCAACTAAATTAGGAGATAAAAAATTAGCAGACCAATTAAAATCTCAATCAGTTCAAGAAAGATTTACAGCTTCTGTTGAAAGACTTAAAGAACTATTTGTAGATGTAAGTACAGCTATAATGCCCATAGTATCGTTAATTGCTGATGCTGTCGCAGGTGTAGCTAAATTAGTAACTAAATTTCCAACAGTAACTAAAGCTATAGTTGGAGCTGTTTTAGCTTTGAAAGTTTATAAATCTTTGACTGGGGGGATAGGAAAATTAAATAATTTAAATTTACTCACAAAATTAAAAGAATATAAATTACAATTAGGACTTGGCAACCTATTCAAAAAGGGATATATTCAAGCAAAAGCCGCTTACATTTTAAATAAATTAGGATTAGTAACAGATAAACAAGCAGCATTTTTTAAAGGAAGAATAACATTTTTCCAAAAAGCAAGTAATAAAACAGCAAAAAATAATTTAATGTATGAAAATGCTAGTTTATTTGCTGTTTTAAAAAGAAATATAGCTGAAAAAGCAGGAAATGCTCTTAAATTTATAGGACTACAATTTACTAAAGAGGGTTATATTTATCAAGGTTTAATATTCATAAAAGAACAAGCCATAAATGCCTTAAGAGTTATAGGAAATGCTTTAGGTCTTACTTCATTAAGTACTACAGTAGCTGAAGGTGCTGCTGAAACTGTAATAACAACAAATAAAGCAGCCCAAAATACTAGTATGATAGGGTTAATTGCTAAAGGCCTTACTTATTTGGGGGTATTAATAGCACAAGCAGCAGCAGCTATAACAACAATATCAGTAGAAACACTTGGTATTGGTACTATAATAGGATTAGCGGCAGCCGCAGCTGGTATAGCTATTTTGTATAGCATGACTAAACCTAAAAAAGCAGGGGATATGATGGGTAATGCAGATGGTAAAACCCAAGTATCACCTGCAGAAGGAGGATTATTTGAATTATCCAATAATGATCAATTTATAGCAGCCCCTGGAGTTGCAGATGCTGTTACTGGAAGAAATAGAAATCAAAGAAGAGAAAAAAGGCAACAAAGAAGAGAACAAAGAAGAGAACAAAGACAAAATGATAATGTCAAACTAGAACAAAGTATGAATAAAACCAATAAAATTTTAGAAGTAGTAGCTGCTAATTTAAGACCTAAACCATTACTAGGAAGTGAATCTGGGCAAGCTATTCACAATGGAACATACAACGTACAATAAATTTAAATATTTATAATTAAAAAACAATAATCATGGGATTAAAAGATAAATTAACACAACAAGGATCTCCATTATCACAAGCAAATGGAGGTGCTATTCCTACACCAGTAGGAGCAACGGATCAATCAACGTTACATTATAATTATTCATTAAATGGTAATCCAAATGTAGCTAATAAACCTATACCATCATCATTAGATTTAAATGGTCAAAAACCATCTAATTCATATGATAGCACAGCTCCAACAGAAGGAATAGGAAACATATAAAGTGAGTAGAGGTTTACTAACATACAGAACTGATTTAAAATCTTTAAAATTTGGTAATGATAGGCCTGGATTAAATAGCAGTAACCAACCATATATCGAATCGGACATCCCATCAGAGGAAGAAGATATTAAGAGTAATCAGGGAGATCAAGATTTTATATTAAGGGGAGGAATAGGAGCCCCTTTAGATGCTGTTGATGATGTAGTTAGATTAACTAAATATTTTACAGACCTTAAATCTGTAAGTGGGCCTTTATTTGTAGTTAAACAAAATGTATTATCTAGAATTGCACCTGCAACTCAAGCTAGTGGAAGACTAAATTGGACAAAAGCTGCTTTAAATGAAGGAGTTTATACTCCATTATCTACTTTAGCTCAAGCCGGTATAGGATTTTTAGGGGGTCATTTAGATAAACAGGGAATAAACCCAATAACAGGAATAAAAACCTACTCAGATGTAGCTTCATTAGTAATTGGTACTTCCTCGGGGAATGGTAATAGATTAGTAGATTTAACTAATACTAATAAAGGAGTATTTTCAGGACCTACTATATTTTCATACTCAGGAGGTCCTAATTCTGCAGTAGGAATAGGAAGAACTAATATTAAATACGCTAAGGATAATCAAGGAGGTACTTTAAGAGTATTAGGCAATGAATCTTTTACTGATTCTTTTATTAAAAACCAAACCGGATTAAAAAAATCAGACACTGATAGAGCAGGAATTACAGATGAATTTAGGGCACCTTGGGGAGCTACTAAAAAGTTTGCTAAAATAGCAGGTGGTAAAATTGAAAATTTTAATAATCCTAATAACACAAATCAAATTTTCAATTTAAATGGGGTAGATCTTGATTTTATTTCATCTGAAGATGGTGTAACTTGGGATAACGTAATAAAAAATACTACAATTGACCCCTATACTAAACCCACAATACTAGCAAGTAGTAAAAAAGGATACACAGGACAAAATTTATCTTCTCAATTTAAAGCTCCTTGGGGGGCTACTAAGCAATTTGCTAAAATTTCAGGGGGTTCAGTTAAAACTGCAGGGGATACACAATTATATTTTTATACTAAAGATGAATTACTTACTGATGTTCTTTCTTCAAGTAATGGAAAAACTTGGGAAAACCTAGAAGTAAATCCTTTTATGAATCCCTACACAACAAAACCTAAAGATTTAAAACCTTCAGTTAAAAAAGATTCTTCTGATTTATTTAAAAGTCCTTTAGCTGCGAGTAGAAAATATGCTATTTTTACTGGAGGACAAATAAATACCTCTTCAACAGGTATTACTGCAGCTGAAGGAGGAGGAAGCCTAGGTGGTCTTGTTTCAATAACAAAAAATAAGGGAGTTTGGGAAACTGTGATAAACAATATTCCCCAAAGAATACCTAACCCAACTAGTCTTTTTAAATATAATAAACCAAATACACCTTTAAATAAATTTATCTTAATAAATAAAGCAGCAGGTGGTCAAAGAGCAAAACTTGCAAGTGCAGTAGATCCAAATTCTTTAAATTATTCTACAAGTAATGGTCTTTCTTGGCAAGTCCCATTTACTAACCCTTATGCTACAGGAGTAAAAGGTACATTATCTACTGGGGTTTTTAAAGATGATATAAATAGACGTGCAAGTTGGGGACCTAATAGTGATTTAATTACATATAAACGTAATGATTATGCTAGTGGATTCTTTAATCAAATAATCTCAGGTTCAAACTATACTCCTATAGACACACAACTAATAGGAGAAATAAGTGCAAGAGGAGGGAGAAATGTAAAAAATAGAACTATTACAGTAGGATATACTAATACAGCTAATTCTGTTTATGAAGGTTATTCCTTAGATCCTAGTTTATTAATTAAAGATGCTACATCTTTTAATACGCTAACACAACTTCAAATATATAAACTATCACAAGATCTCAAAAACGTAGATAAGGGATCAAATATAACAGATTTTAGAAAAGGTCTTATAAAAGATGATCCTACTACGGGAAAGAAAAAAAGTACTATAATGAGTATAGCCCCTGACTATGCTACTTCACAAGCAGTTATAGATAATATTACAGGGACTAATAATTACCATTATACAACCCCGGGTCAAAAAGGAGATATTACTAGTTATACAAAAGGTAAGATAGTGGAATCCACTGGTGAACTTTCAGTTGTAGATAAAATTAATGCATATCCTATATATCAATCTACTGAAGTTAAACCAGAAACGGATAAATTTGGAGTAGGTGATTTAATTAATTTTAGAATAGAAGCTATTGGGAACCATCAAGGTTCTAATCCCACCCAAAAACAATATATCCATTTTAGGGCATATATTGATAGTTTTGAAGATAGCTATACTGGAAATTGGGATTCTCTACAATACATGGGTAGAGGAGAAAAATTTCATAAATATCAAAGTTTTGAAAGATCAATTTCTTTAGCTTTTACAGTAGCTGCTCAATCTAGACCTGAATTAATGGCACAATATAAAAAATTAAATTATTTAGTTTCTAATTTAGCACCTTCATATAGTGAACAAGGATATATGGGAGGACCTTTAGTTATGTTAACTATGGGAAATTGGTGTTTTGAACTTCCTGGATTTATAGGTGGAGTTAGTTTAGGAGTCCCTGAAGAATCACCATGGGAAATAGCTATTGATGATAAGGGAAATAGAAACCCAGATGAAGGTATAATGCAATTACCCCATATAGTTAAAGTTTCAGGTTTTAATTTTACACCTATTCATACATTTAGACCATCAAAACAAAGTCTTACTTTTAATGATGATGATACTATTACATACGGTATTCAAAAATATTTAGCCTATAGAAAAACTAAAGTTGAAGAAGAACCAACCGATGAACCTATAATTGAAGAAGAAGAAGAAGTAATAGTTGAGGATCGAGTAATAGAAGGAACTCAATTTCCAGAACCTACAGTAGATCCAGTAGCAATAGATAAAACTTATAATGACATGAATACATCTGTAGGTACAGGCACCTATGAATATCAACAAAACCAAACCCTTCAAGGGTTAATTGATAAAGTTGATATGGATGCTATTAGAGCAGCCCAATCTAATCAACCCCCAGTTGTAGATCCTAACACAGGCCTATTTAACCCAGATGCATATTTACCACAATCAGAAGCTGATAAAGAAGCAGAAAATAATCAATTTCTATTTTTTAACACCCCTTCTAATAATAATCCTGAAAGTATTAACACAGATTCTGATACTTTAATAGATTTAGATAACATAACATAATGAAAAGATACCAAAATATACCAGTTATAAAATCCCTTAATGGAAAAAGAATGTATCCTACAGTACGTTACCCTAATATACCTCTTACCCAAGAAGATATTTATATTTATACTTCTATAGGAGATAGGTTTGATACTTTAGCCCAACAATATTATGGAAATTCTTCATATTGGTGGATAATTTCTATAGCAAATAAAAATATTCTTCAAAATTCTTTAACACCTCCAACAGGAGTACAAATTAGAATCCCAAATAATGTATCAAGCATTATAGCAAATTTTCAATCATTAAACCCCTTTACTACAGTTTCTGATGAAGGGAGTGGGAATGTACAAAATAGTTATTAAATTATAAAGGTATGGCAAATTTATTAGGTTCACCTTTTAGAAAATATGTAAATGAAACGGTTACAACTAGACAACGTGTTAGTGGTCTTACTGATAAAAAACTAAATTATAACCCAAATTCTCCCAGATCTTTAGAAGTTATTTCAGCTTTAAATAGTAGGAATGCATGGGTTAAATTAGCATCTTCAGTGGTTGTTGAACCTAATAGGTTAAATATTTTAAAAAAAAATTATATAAATAACCCTTTAATAGATAATGTTAACCCTGGTATAGATTTAGCAATACAAAATGTCCTTCAGGGGGGTTTAGTATCAAAAGGAACTGATAAGTATAATGAATCATCATTAGGGTTACAAGAATTTGATTCTCAATATCCTGAAACATGGAGAGAAACAGTAAATAATTCTATAAACTTTTCTACTGATCATAGATCGGGCATATTAGGATATAATGCTAACCCTGCATATGGGGTAGGAGGATTAGAGTTTGGATATTCCCCTATGCCTGGTATAGTAGATATAGACATTACTGATTTAAATAGAGGTTCTATTAAAAAATCAAAATTAAACATAAAATGCCATAACAGAGCTCAGTTTGATGTTATTGATGTTTTATATTTAAGATTAGGATATACAGTATGTTTAGAATGGGGTTGGAATCAATATATAGATGTTAATAATGAAACTGGAGAAATTTATCCTGTTTACTTAGGTAATACTTTAATAGATGATGAATTTTGGAAAATAAAAAATGAAGAATATTCTGATTTTTTAGAAAAAATAGAAAATAAACGAAAACTTTATAAAGGGAATTATGATGGAATAATTGGAGTAATATCTAATTTTTCATGGGATTTTCAACCTGATGGAACTTATGATATAAGGTTAGAAATAACAAGTTTAGGAGATGTAATAGAATCTTTAAAAGTAAATCTTCCACCTTTAGTAAAATCAAAAAATGACCCATATGCTGAAAGCAGATTTAAAGAATTATTAGACGAGTTAAAATCTAGAGCAACCACAGAAGATGAATTTTATAATGTACTTTATCCTGGATTAAGAGATGAACTAAGTATAATTTATGATTCTTTAAATCAATATGTTGAAAATAATATTCCTATTTTTTCTTTTACAAGTATTAGTACTAGTAATTTAATTGATAATCCTCATTTACTATGTAGCTTAGACCAAAGCATAAATATACCTCCTATTAGATGGGAGAATGTTGCTAATGTAAATGGTATTAGAGATAGACTTTCACCAATAGTAGGAGATAAATTTGATTGGGGTCATATTTTTGGAGCAAATCCTATAAATTTAGGTAGTAAAGGTGGTGTAGTTCAAGCTAAATTAGGTCCCGATATAAAGAATATTAGAGGTGAAGATTCAGGTGACCATATAGGCAGTATTAATTCTAATTCTTGGACTTTATATAGATCCCCAAGTGATGCTAATATTGAAGATCTTTCATCTTCACATTTCTCTAGAGTGGATACTCCAATGACAGTTACTGCTACGGATACTTCAATAGTATATAAAAAAGATGGTAAATGGCAAAGGAGTAGTTTTTTACGATCTAAAACCCTTTTATATTCAACATTAACAGGGTATGAGTCCACAGATTATGAATTTCCACAATCAGTTATACAAAGTTTTGATGAATATTTTTTAATAGGATGGACATCACCAACTCAAGAAGTAAAAAATTTAAACTACATAGGTGGTTTTTTAGGTGATTTTAAATGGTTTGAGAATGATAATGAAGTAACGTGGTTAGATTTATTATCTCGCCCTGTTGATTCTAATAAATCTTTATTTGCATATTATGGAAAACCTCAATTTTTAACATTGTTTTATAATTGGGCTATTTTTAATGGTTATGCTGGTGGAAAAGGTGATGACCTTATCCAAAGTGCAAATGACAAGGAAGAAGAAGATGATAATGAATTAAGTGATAGAGATAAAGAACTTTCTCAACAAATTTTAGAATTTAAGAATTCAACAGAAAGAAGTAAATTTAAAAATAAAATAAATAATTACTTTTTTAATGTAAGGGATTTACATGCTGATAGTACTTATAACTTAAAAATATATGATCCTTGGACATTTTCTAACCCCCCCGATGATGGTGATGATGATGCCTTAGTACTAAATGATGGAACTTTAATAGGAGATTATAGAACTTATGGAACTTATGGCTCAGAAGAAGCCAATGAAGATTTTACTAATATGGGGGCCCTTGCAGGAGACAAATACATTACTTTAGAGGGACCTAAGTTTAAAGCTACTAGCACACAAAATGGAAAAATATACATGGATAAAGTAGGAGCTGCTTTAAATTTTATAACAAATTGGAATACAGATATAGGTTTTCCTACATATCCTTACTCTGGAGATGGTCTTTTTAAAGATGAAATAGGAAAACATCCTATTGATTTTTTTAAATTAGATTTTCAACCTATAAGGGATAGTTATTTTATAAGGTTTAAAGTACTATTAAATTATATAAATGATTTTTTAATACCTAAAAAGAAAACCAAATCAAACAATCAACCTATTATACAAATTAACACTGAAACTAAAACAAATATATGTTATACAATAGACAATGTAATTTCAGTCAATCCTAGAAAAGTAATAATAAAAAATAGTAAGTTTTATACAAACCAAAACTCATCTCAAAAAAATATTTATGAGAAAATATACCCTGAATTAGAAAATTTTCATGTGCATGGTGGGGATGGTAAAGAAGAATTTAGATATGGTCAAATTATGAATGTTTATTTTAACTTTAATAGAGTTGAAGAAATATTTAACAGTGTAGATAAGAATAACCAAGTAAGTCTGTTTACGGTTTTAAAATCCTTATGTGATGATATAAATGAAAGTTTAGGAAGTATTAATAATATTGAACCTGTAATTGATAAAGATTTAAATGAAATACAATTAATTGATCAAACTTCAATCCCTAATTTAGAGATAATTAGAAAAAGTGGAAATTTAGGTGAACTTTTTAAAAATGACTCAGCCTTAAAAGAACTTCAGACCCCTATTGAAGTTTTTGGATATAGTACCTTACCTGGGTTTGAAGGTAGTGCAGCCTTTACTAGGAATGTAGGAATAACTACAGAAATAAGTAAAAACTATGCCACAGCTATAACTATTGGGGCAACAGCTAATGGTGAAGTACCAGGGATGGAATCTACAGCTTTTTCAAGGTGGAATATAGGTTTAGTTGATAGGTTTAAAGAAAATTTAACTGATGGAGAAAATAAAGTTACTGAACCAACCCCATTAGATAAATCAAACGAGCAAATTATTTCAAACTACAAAGCATTTATTAGTTCAGGTTATACTAAATTAGGGTTTAGTCGAAAAAGTCAAGACCTTACGATAAATGGAGATTATATTAGTACTAATAAGAATGTAGTTAAGAATTTTTATAGTTATGCTCAAGCAGAAACTACTTTACAAAATTACGATTCTGGGTCTAATCAAGGTATAATTGAAAGTTCACTTGGTTTTTTGCCTATAAATTTAAAAATAGATATGGATGGTTTAGGGGGAATTAGAATTTATGACTTTGTAAAAATTAATACTTCATTTTTACCTTCAAACTATCCCCAAACTTTAGAATTTATATGTACAGGAGTAAATCATAAATTAGTAAATAATGATTGGGTTACTAGTTTAAAAACAATAGCTACTTACACAGATAAGGGAAGCAAATCAACTTCGGCAACATCATGATAAAAAATAATAGCATAATAAACACACCTAAATTATTGCAGAATGCTTTATCTTTAAAATCAGAAAGTGATGGTCAAACTTCATCTTCCCCTGTAGTAACTTTAACAAAAGAAGAAATTGAAAAAGAGCAACAAGAAAAGCTTAGAACTATAGGGGCTGAAAGAGGAACCTATATAGAAACTAATTCTAATAATGTTAATACTAATACTGATACTTTAGAAGATGGAGAATTTTGGACAAAAGCCGCAGACAAAAAAGAAGCTTTACAATCTGGACGTTGGGATAAATCAAAACCAAATGGTTATAAAATAGGTCAAAATCAAATAGGAGGAAAATATGCCCCTTTCAAGATGAAAACTATTTCTATGATTATTTTACACCATACAGCTACAATGCGTACAGTTAAATATGAACAAGAAAAATTTTCTAAAAAATCAATTTCATCTAATGCCATAATTGGTGTAGATGGTCAAATTGAATATGTTGTTCCACTTCCTTTCATAGCTAATGCCCAAGGAATGAATCTTTTTAATAATGGTAGAGAAAATGTAAAAGGAAGATTTAATACTCTTTGTACTTCAGTTGAGCTTACTAATGTAGGATATTTAAATAAAGAAACTACAAAACAAGGTAAAACCTATTGGAGCAGAGGTAATTATGAATATGAAGAATCCTTAGTTTCTCAGGCATATGACTTTAATGGAAATCCTCTTAAACTATATAAATCAGCTAAAAGATGTTTAGAATATACAGATGTCCAACTTAATGCTATGGTAAAATGGATTAAAAAACAACAGAATTATATAGCTGAAAATTACCCTGAAAATTCAGAAATTTTAAATTGGAAATTTACTCAAGAAACGTATAATCAAATGTTTCCTAATTTTCAATCTAAAAAACTTCCAAAATCATTTAAAAGCAAAGGAGGAAAATATTTTGATGGACCTAACAATGAATATTTAATAGCAGGAATGACTAGAAAAAAAGATAATGGGAAAGCATATAATTCAAACAAATATGGGTTTGCTGTTAGTAAGGATGCTTGGGACTATAAACCAGGAATATATAGTCATAATTCAATAGATGCAGGTAAATCTGATGTTTTTCCTACTAAAAAAATGGTAGAATGTTTAAAAAATAATTTTGGATAAGATATGTATTTTCCTAAATCTCAAATAAAAACAAATTTACACACTAATGGAGGAGAATTTACTCTTTTAGGTAATAAATCCGAATATATAGGAAGTTATTATTCAACTTCAACAGGAAAATTCTATACAGGTAAAAACCCTAATAGTGGTCAAAATAATGAACTAGTTCCCTTTACTTCTCCTTTTAATAGTGATATAAATGATTCTATAAAAATGGATGAAGATTTTACTATTGGTAGTAATTTAAATACATCTTTAGACCTAAATATTGAAAACCCTGATCCTAGTATTCTTCAAGCTGATAGTGAATTATCAATCCCAGATAATGTTGATTGGGAATCTAATTATTTAAACAATGAAGAATATAATTCTTTAGTACCGACATTACAAGAAAGATTAATACCTTTAGAGAATCCAACAATTCCAACAGTTGAAGAACTTAGCACAGGAAAATATGTAAAATATTATGTAAAAGACATAAGAAATGTTTCATATTATGAAATTTCTAAAAAAACCTTTAAAGGGATGTATTCAAGTAATTTATATGCTACAGATTTATATGATGCTGTTTCTATAACTTTTTTAACAGGAACCCAAAATAATACTTCTAACCATTTAAAAATGATTTCTGTAGAATTAAAATATAATTGGAAGGGGTTTGCAGAAACATCACCATTTCAAAATAATCAAAATTCTTTATTTACTAATGGAGGAGAATTTTTACTTCCTAACAGAAAAGATTATATTGGTTTTTACCATATCCATAATAACCAATTTATGACTGGTAAGGTTCATAAAAACGGCCCTCAAACAATATTAATCCCCCTAAAATCTCAATCTATTTCTACAAGTTTATCATCTTTAAAACCTTCACCAACAACCCCAAGTTCCCCTTCATCTTTAAGTAGTGGTCAAGGATCTTCAGGTGGGGGTGGATATTAAAAATATCCTTCATATATTTACATAATTGTTTTGGCTAATTGAAAATACTGACCAATTAAAAGGTTTTTACAATAAAGGTTACAAAGAAGCTTATATAGAAGTTATACCATATTCTTATAAAACTCACCCTGTAACCAATAAAGTATCCTTAATATATGTACACCCTGTAGATGCACATAAGGGTTACATTATATCAATAAATCACAGCGAATCTATGCCACTAAACAGTGAGTATATTGCTGAATTAATTAATAGTTATAATACATTATATGTTTGGGGTAAAAAGGAATTTTTACATTATTTTGTGCATAAAAATATTATAGATGTTTCTTTATCCTCTCCTGAATATGAGATGGAAACTACTAAAGCTCACCAAATTTTATCACAAAGAGCTAAAAATAAGTTGGATATTAACAGAATAGTTCCTATCGTTAAACATTACGAAACGTGTGAAAAAAATTACAATAATCTAAAACAACATTTTAATGCACCAATTAACGAATTTTACAACAACCGAGTACCATTGGTATTCAACTCCATCGAAAGGAATGGTTTACGAGTTCAAAGAGAACTCTTTAAAGAACACTTCAACCAAGATTGCGGAGATAGAGTTTACACACAATATAACTACAGAACAACCACAACAAGACCCTCAAACCGTTTTGGAGGGGTTAACTTTGCAGCATTAAA